ACTCCATATTGCCTCCCGTGTCGTAGTTACGGTGTCAAGATATCGGACATGTCGGGGTTATTTGGTGCGACGCGCCGAACCTACCCCATACTGCCTAGTTAGCGGGGTGAAATATGCCAATAACGCGGTCACGGCCCCACCCGCTAGCGGCGCCCATAGTGGGTCGAGGTTGAGGGCCGGGATGCTAGCGGCTAGCCAGGTGAGCGCCACGACGATCAGGATCAGGACAATATGCCGAGCCTCAGGGTGCAGTTTATCTAGCATCATTTCCCCTCTAGGTGGTGTTGTAAATGCTCATCGGACTGTTTTTCTAGCCGGTCTATGCGGTGCTCGATGCGAACCACGATGTCGTAGAGCGACGCGCCGCCGTTCGGCCGGTTCGCCTTCGTTTGCGCCCTGGCTATCCACGCCACTAGCCCAAGTATCGCTATTAGTAGCCCGAATGACGCCGTGAGCATCCCTACTGTGTCGGTCACGTTGCCACCGTAAAGATAGGTAGCGGCCACTCTGAGCCATCTTCTTCCGCCGCTGCGGTGAACGACACATGTATATGGTCGTAGTGCCCGTAGCCGCTCCCACGCCATTGCCATTTGGTTTCGGGATATGTTGCGGACGCTATCTGATCTTGAAAGACCACATATTTAACCCGCTTAGCACCTTTCTTTTTCGACGCGGCGTAGTCGACAATCTGATCGGCTAGTTTCTTGGCGTCACCTTTCGCCCCTAGGTCCTTGTCAATGTCGATGGCGTGGACCCATCCGTTTGCGTCCGAATTATGGTCGGACTCCCGGCTTTGATGGTCGGCATCGCCTATCCACCCGTCGGACGCTTTGTCCCTTTTCGGAAATCTTTTATTAACCTGGTCTCGGAGCGTCACCCCGCCCTTAACAAGTTTCGCCATCACGGGGCCTCGATCAGTGGCTCGGGCTGGGTCGTGTAATCGTCGGCCGTCGGCTCGGGTTCGGTCGGTGATATATCCGCCTCGACTAGTCCCGGATACATTACGGCGATCATCTCATCAGTGAACCCCAACGACCGGGCGTGAGCCGACGCCGCCGCCCTAGCCGCACGCTCAGGCCAAACCGGCACGTGAGCCGCCACTCCTGCGGTCAGTTCCGCCAGAGTAACCGGCGAACCCTCCACAACCTGCACCAAACCCTCAGCACCATTCAGACCATAACCACCCAGTTCGGTGTCAAGTTGAGCCAAGTTTATTTCTTTATCCGTTTCGAGTGTTGGTCGGTTGTCGCTCATCATGACCCCATATCTATAACAATAATTTGCCTGTCTCTGAAATTACACGCCCCCGCGACGATCGCCCTGTATTTTGCGGTAAAGGTATTGGATCCTGCTGTAAGACCAGTTAAGAAAGAAGCCCGCGAAGCCGCAAAAATTGGAAAGGAACTAGCGCTAATTCCTTCTGTTTCTAACGATGTTGTTTGCGTCGCCGCAACCGTAGTAGCGCCCGAAACGGCATAACCCATATCCCCGCCGCCGCCGCTTGATGTGTTGTAAAGGTATGCGCCAACAATTACTAGCGCCTTTGTGCCGGTCGTAACAGTGACAGCGGGTCCAGCCGTTGTAAGGTCCGTAAACGTTAGCGTGGAAGTTGATTGTGAGGTGGCTACTGTTGCGGTTGCTGACGCCGGGAACCCACCCGGTGGCATGTAGGACCATGTATTGGTGGCGGTTTTGACGAGTGACGCAAAGCCGTTTGTCGCTAGGGCCGTGATGGTCCCGGAGATTGTGACACCGGCGGCGGCGGTCGGTGTGCACGCGCCCGCCCCAAGGTTCAGGATGTTAATGCGTGAACCGATCACGTACGCTACAGACGAGTTAGCCGGAATCGTTACGGTGTTGGCGCTTGCGTTGCTCATGGTGATGACTTTGCCGGCGTCCGTGAGGACGGTGGTATAGGACCCGGTTTGAGTATTGTTGCCTCGGCCAATGTAATAACCTGCCGCGTCAATCGACTGAGCGACGGTTAGTGATGCGGCCGGCCAGTTAGCGACTAAATCGGTGCCGCTGACATAGGGGCTGCCGTAGGTTGTGGTAGCCATGCTGGTTCCTTCCTTAGACTAGATCTGATTGTAGAATGACGTCGGACCAAGTAGTAGCAATTGGGACGTTAGCCCAATCCGCGGCGCCCGCCTCATCCCACGGCAACATGGCGTAGGAATAGCGCGGATCCGATAACGCGAGGGTGAGCCGATACCCGTCGATTGTGTAGGTCTCGGTCCATCCTTCGAGGACCCCCAAGAATTGTGCAATGGGTCCCGGTGTCGGTAACCCGGTGACGATGACCCGATCACCTGACGTTAGGTTCATGACCTCGGCGAGCTCTGGGGCGCTGAGAGTCTCCATAAGTATCTCGACCCCGCCCAACGTCCACCGCTCGGACGCCTGCGCCGTCAACACAAGACTAGCCCGGTTTGCGGCGTCGTCGACATCAGCTAGGCCGGTGTTTATTGTCACGGCCCGAGATCCAAACGCGGAGACGCTGCCCGCGTCGACCTGGTTAAACACGTCCTGCGGATCTGCGGTCCCGTAGGACACGGTCACGTCGTTAATAATCGTCGACGCTGTGGCCTGCCAACGCGGCTCCCACACCACCGCAGTAACCGGAAGGGTGACCGCGGTTGGGGCCGCTGATCCGGCCGCCTCCTGGCTAGCCCAATCGCCCGTGGTGTTGTCCCAATCGTAGGGCATGTCGTCCCAAGTCGCCGTAGCATAGTTGTAGCCCCGCCTAGTGTAAGACTCGAAAACTACGGTCCCGTCAGGCTTGTCGTACAGGGTGCCGCCGGTCCAATCGTTTAGGACGTCAAGTTGCGTGCGAGCGTCCTCTAGGACTGCGTCGGCCGCTAGGACTTCGAGTAATAGGTAGTCGGGGTCCGCTTGTGCCGAATACGTTAAACCCGTCGCGGTCAAGATTGCGTCGACCCGGTCTTGAAGCACTTCCTCGGGGCGTGTCGTGTCGTAGAAAAATCGGGACAGGTTCGCTAGGAGACCGACCGCGGTGACGTCGATGATCGTCATTGGGGGATTGTTGTCGATTGTGGTGGCGTGACTAATCGCCATATCTGTAATAAATCCGGTGAACCTGTCGACGCTGTCGGCTTTCACGTTGACCGACTGACCCAACGTATACGGGACCGTTATTTGCCCCGTAGCAAAGATTCGCATATCTAGCGTAGATGGGCTCGCGGCGTCAGTGATCGCGCCGCGGCCATGCGTGACAATCACGTCTAGGATCACGTCGTCGAGGTCAAGATTTATGCTGTTGATCGTGACCGACGTGATGGTCGGGGCTGTCACCTGAGCACCCCAGCCGGTATAGACCCCGTGCGCTGATCAACCTGGCGAACCACCGCGGTTATGCCTTGACCGACTGCGGTTTGTGTGACCCGGCTTGATGCTGACAAGGCAAACGCCGCGGCCTGTTGCCGGTCCGCTTCGGCCTGACCCGCCGCTAGGCCGTTACGTATTGCCCGCTGGATCTGCTTAGTGACCTCATCCGCGATGGGTTCGCCAATGTTTGCTCCTAACTGCTTGAGGCTTTTCTGCTGTGCGGCGATCTCAGCGGAGATGCCGTTGAGCATTGCGACGGCGTCCTCGGTGCCTTGGTCGTAAAACTGTTTAGACACCACCACACCAGTCTTACCGGCAAAGATTTCAATGGCTTGCAGCTGCGTCGCAAGTTCGGGGACTAGGCCGCTACTAATCATCTCGTTAGCCAACACCGTCCCGGCTATTGGGCCCTGAGACTGACCGACCGCCACCAGTTGATCTATGAGAGCCTGAGACACGCCAGGTTGCGCGGCTAGGTTCCCGATGGCTTTGGCAAAGCCTGTGGCGTCGCCGATTTGAGTTTGGAACGCTGTCAGGGCCTGCGCGGCGAAGGCTTCGCCCGGTTCGGCTTTCTTTTCCGCTGCGGCCCAAGCCGACGCCAGGCTAATAGTCCCCGTTATCGCACCCTTAAGGGATTCGGCGTATGCGTAGGACGCGGTTTGGACTGCGTCTAGGGCACTTTGTGCAATGTCGAGGGCCGGTTGAAATTGTGCCGTCACCTGTTCGGACGCCGCTTTCATTGCGTCCCGTATCGACGTCGTAGCCTTCGCCGAACCGCTCGACGCTGTCAGATTCTCTTCTAGTTTTGGGTTTAGTTTGTCTAGGACGTCGGCCCAATGCGCGGCCAGGTTGGCGCGGATAACTGACGGATCCTCGCGGGTTATTGACGCGGACGCCATGCCGCCGGTGACGTTTGGCCGCGCCCCACCTGGTGGGCCGCCTCGACTACTACCCGCCAGGGTGATACCTGACCCGGTTAGTCCGTCGATAAGGTCGGCCGCTAGGACTAAGGGCCCTACAAGTTTCGCGTATAAAGTGTCGCCGATTGCTTTCGCCCACGGCCCTAGACCTTGATCGGATGCGGCTAGATCTTTCCATGCTTGTTGAAAGTCCATTACCGCGGCCGTAGCGGTGACCAGTGACCCAACGGTGGTAGCGATTGTGCTACCCACATCCTCTAATGCCGGTTCTAGGTCTTTCATTGAGGACATCAGTTCATCAGTTTTGCCGGCCGTGTTCCCGAGTGCGCCTAAGAATCCGCGGCCAAATGACTCTTGAAGTTCCCCAAACCCGACGGTTAGCCTTTTTATTTGGCCTTGATAGGTGCCCGCGGCGGTCTCCGCCTGCCCCGCGAACGTCTCCGAGAGGGCTTTAGTTATCTCCCGCATGTTGCCGCTTTTTAGTGTCGCGGCGTCTAGGCCAATACCGAGTTTGCCTAGCCCGACCGTGTTCCCGTCGTATGCTTTGCCTAACGCAGCGGCGACGCTCTCAAGACTTTTACCAGTGCCGGCCGCTATGTTTTCGGCAAGTTTTAGGGCATTGGTAGCGGTTTCAACGTCGTGAGTTGAGCGGATTAGCCTGTCAAATGCGGGCCTCAACTGATCGTCGGCGGTCCCGGTTAGTCTTTGTTGCGCGTCTATCATCGCCTCGACCTGCGTCGTGGCGTCCTCAAACCCGAGGTTGCCTAGCGTCGTCGCTAGTTTCGCGGCTGCGGCCTCATCTTCCATGAACGCCTGGACACCGTCGACGCCAAACTTTACGGCCATCGCACCGGCCGCAATACCCGCACCAAGTAACGCCGGCCCTAGCATGTTCGTAAGGCTTGTGCCTAGGCTAGATATCTTGGACCCGAACCCCGACGCCGTTGTCTCGGCTTGGTTCATGTTGCGCTTAAAATTCGCCGTGTCTGCCGCTAGGTAGACCATTAGGGTGCGGCCGCCAGATATTGCCATTTAGTATTTCACCCGCCTGTCCTGCCAATTTGCTACTACTTTGTCCGCGGCTTTGCCCCACTCACGCATAGCCGGCTCTTTATATGATGCGCCGACGCCTTTCATCCATCCGGTACCGGTCCCAAACGCGGCTACCGCGCCCGCTGCTTTCGGGTTGTTGCGGCCCCGCTTCGACACCCCGAACGCTGACGCGGTTTTAATTTGGTTGACTGACGCTCCGCCGCGGTAGGCGCGACGGTTAGCGCCAATAGTCACAACGGGTATGCGGTCCGATTTTGCTTTCACGGTTCGTAGGATTTTGTCGCCCCACGGCCCGGCCTCAAGTGCGGCCATAGACCACGCCGGGACCATGTAGCGGCGGGCGATATCTACGGACGCTTTCCTAAGTTCGCTCTTGGCTTCTTTGTCGAGTTTGTTTAGATCACGCATGAATTGGCGTAGTCCAGGTACTGACATGTCAACTTTCTTTTGACTTGCCATCCGTAAACACCTCTTCCACTAGCGTCGTAAACAGTTGCGGGTCGTACGTCAATACTTCGTGCACTGGCCGGTTGAGTGCGACGGCCAGCCGGACCACTAGGCGCCGGAAGGATCCGGCTCGGTAGGGTCCACGTTCTTACCCACGTCTACCTGTACTTTGTTTTCCCGGGCCCAGGTGCGGACCTCGGCAAGGTTCTTGGGTTCTTTACCGGTGACGCCGATGTAGGCCAGGGTAAGACGTAGCCCATATTCCGCGCCGGTCCCGATGGACTTTTGGGATAGGTCCTCCCATAGCCACATGTCCGCCGCGGTGGCCTGGTACTCGACAGGTTCGGCCCCGTCGAGTACCACCACCATCGTGGGCAGCATTAGGACAAGACCAGGGTGCCGACGAGAGACGCGCTACACGTTGCAACGCCTGCCGCGTCGTACGTAACCTCGACGGATTCTGGGTACATGTCACCGGTGAAGGTGCCAGTGGATCCGGTGATGACCACGGCGATATCGGTTAGTGCCGTGACCGCATCGGACAGTGTGTTGTATACGTCGGAGTCCCCGTCATACAAGAATGACAAAGACGCCGCGGATGTAAAGTCGGTTTGTGTGAAGTTCACCCCGCCTAAAGTTTTGGTGCGGACTACTGTGCCGGTCTGTGTGATCGTGCCGTCGGTGATCTGGTCACTAACGTCACCCGCTGCGAGAGACACGGTAAACGTGTACCCGGCTACTGCTACTACGGCCATGATATTTCCCTTTCGTTATGCGTCGATTATGTGGGATGTGGTCGAGACTTCAGATACGAGCACCGCGGTGGCGCCCGTGTCGGTAATTTGAGGTGGACTGATTTGGTCAATGATGAATGAGTCGCCGACTGCTACGGCTACGGCCTCGACCGCGGACTCAAGTTTTTTTAGCCCGGCCGCATTGTTACGAGAGTCAACGACCACTAGCACCTTGAGCCGGAGCCGATAGTTGAGTACTGACCCGATGCGCTCGGGAACTATCCACGGCGTGTCCGGCACGATCACTAGGCAAGGTGGGATCGGGACGTTAGGTGCAACGTCGTGGACCTTGTACCCGGTGACTGTCGCTAGGAGTCCGGCTAGTTCTAGCCGTGCATCCGTGGAGAGGGCGTTGGGCATTTCATCCCACCATCCCCGCGGGGTTCATAAATGGACCGATCAGGGCGTAGACCCTGCGGATGAGCCACACGGACAGCCGGTAGGGGCCGGGTGTGAAGTCGACCGCGACTATCTGTCCACCGACTGAGGTTCTCGCTTGGTAGATCTCGATCCCGACTTGTAGGGCCGCTTCTTTGCATGCTGCGTTTTCTGCGGCTAGGGCCGCGGTGGTTAGGAGATTACCGACAGTTAGTTGCGCAGCTGCCGCGGCCTGATCAAATCCGGCCGTGTCATCCGCGTAGGTCAGTTGTAGCGCGTCGGCTACGTTTTGACCTGTCACTAATGCCATCGTAATCCC